TTATAGAGCTATAGGAAGAGTAGATACTTATAAAAAAACTAAAATAATTCTTGTACCACCACCCCCACCCCCACCACCAAGAAGAAGTGATCCTCTTGCACAAACATTTACTACAGATGAAAACACAGGATCTTTCTTAACTTCTTTAGGGTTGTATTTCTCAAGTAAAGATCCATCTACATCGTTAACAGTTGAAATTAGAACCGTTGAATTAGGGACTCCAACTGCAGATTTAGTTTATGATTATGCAACAGTGGAAGTCAATCCTGAAGATATTACCACTTCATCAGATGCATCTGTAGAAACAGTTATTAACTTCCCATCACCAATTTATTTGGAATCAAATACTGAATATGCAGTAGTTTTATTATCACCATCTTCAGATAATTATGAAGTTTGGGCTTCTAGAATGGGAGATATCACCATTGAAACACAGTCGTTGCCAGTATCTGAGTCTATCAAGATTGGAAAACAATACATTGGTGGTAGTTTATTTAAATCTCAAAATGGCACTATTTGGACTGCAAGTCAATATGAGGATGTTAAATTCAATCTTTATAGAGCAAATTTCACATCAACTTCTGGTACAGCATATTTCTACAATCCAACTTTAGATGATGATATTAATTTAAATACTCTGTCTGAGAATGCGATAAAAACACTTCCAAGAAAATTAACCATCGGAATTACAACCGCAACAGATTTAAATGATGTGTTGGTCGTTGGCAATAAGGTTAGTGACACAACATCTGCATCTGGTCCATATGGATATATTGAAAATGTTGGAGGTGAATTATCCACAGTATCCTCAACATTAGTTGGAGCAGGTTACAGTAATGCCACTTATACTAATGTTTCCCTATACAATATCACTGGATCTGGAAGTGGTGCTCAAGCAACGGTTACATTCTCTTCTGGTCAACTTTCGGGGACACCAACAATAACAAGTGGTGGAAGTGGTTATGTTTTAGGTGATGTATTGGGAATTACAACGGCAGATGTCACTAAAGGTGCTGGAGCACAAATTACCGTAGAAACCCTGAATGGTTTCAATACCTTATATCTCACAAATGTCCAAGGTGAAGAATTTACCACTTCTTCAGATTTAGTAGTATATGATGGTGCAACAGCAGTAGCATATGCAAATACCGATATTATTTCATCCACCACTTCTAGTGACCTGTATACTGGAAATGTGATTGAAGTTAATCAGAGTAATCATGGAATGCATTCTGATAACAATGTTGTTTCTATTTCAAATGTTTCTCCAAATACAATTCCATCAACACTTACTGCTAGTATTGATTCCGATTCAACATTAGTTTCTGTTGCAAACACAACTATTTTTGCTACATTTGAAGGTCAATCGACTGAAGAAGGTTATCTAAAAATAGGTGCAGAAATACTCCATTACAATGGAATTACAGCAGGATCTTCACCACAAGGAACTTTATCTATCGTCGAAAGAGGAGTTGATGGGTCACCGGTAACGACACACAACATTAACGATGCAGTATATCCATATGAATTAAATGGAGTTTCTCTTAGAAGAATCAACACAGACCACAATTTACCATCAAACCAGACATTAAAATCTGAGGGTGATATTGATAAGTATTATCTACAAATAGATCGTACTGGTAGAGAAACTGGAGATACTCAGTTAAGCTTTACAGATGAAAATTATGTAGGAGGAAGTAATGCTACTGGTAGTAAGAATATTCAATTTAATTCCATTCTACCAAGTATAGATTATATAACTCCAGGTGAAAAAACAACTCTTTCTGCGTCAATAAGAACAGTTTCTGGCACTAGTGCCTCAGGCTCTGAAGTTTCTTTTGTTGACCAAGGATTTGAGCCTGTGCAGTTAGATGAAGTAAATGAATTAGATACAACGAGAATAGTTTCTTCTAAAAAGAGTGAAATTGTAAGATTAACAAACTTACCTAGTAATAAGTCATTTACAATGGGACTAGAGATGTCGAGAGGTGATAATGAATATTTGTCTCCACTTATTGATGTAGGTAATGATACATTCTCTACGATTTTAATCAGAAATAGATTAAATTCTCCTGTATCTAATTATTCATCTAATGGACTTGTAAAAACAGAAACTCTTGATCCACACGAATCAGTTTATTTTACAAATACAATTCAACTGAAGCAACCTGCATCTTCTCTGAAGGTAATTGTTTCTGCATACAGAGATTCTTCAGCAGATTTCAGAGTTCTTTATGAATTAATAAAAGTTAATTCTTCTACATCATCTTTTGAGTTATTCCCTGGATATAATAATCTTAAAGATACTGATGGTGATGGATATGGAGATGTTGTTATTGATGCTACGTTAAATAACGGTAGACCTGATGCATTTGTAAGGGCAAGTAATGATGAAGAGTTTCTTGAGTATCAGTTTAGTGCTGATAATTTAGAGCAATTTGTTGGATTTAGAATTAAAATAGTATCCAGTGGTACTAATGAAGCACGTGCTCCAAAATTCAAAGACCTTAGAGTAATAGCACTGGCATGATAAGAGTTGAAGGACATAAGCACCTGTTTCGTGAAGAATCAGGTGCTATTATTAATACTGATACAAATCAGTATAATCAATATATGAAAATGAAGTTGGACAGGAAAAGACAAAGGGAAGAGATTGATCAAATAAAATCAGATATAAGTGAAATTAAATCTTTGCTCTTGACATTGGTGAATAAACAAATATAGTAGATCCCGAGGGATATAAATATCTAAAGGAATAATTCTATGTCTAATAATGGCAGTTTATGTATCCAATATTGTGATTGAGCAGGGATATGATTTTCAAACATCGTTCCAATTAGAGGATAGTAGAACTAATGGACCTTTGGAATTAACCAATGCTTCGACTGAAGCTCAATTGAGAAAACATTACGGTTCTTCAACATCAGTATCATTTGCCTCCACTGTTGCCAGTGAAAAATTGGGTATCATATCAATATCTTTGACTGGACCCCAAACAGTTGATTTAAAACCAGGTAGGTATGTATTTGACGTAAAGATAACAAATAATGGCATAGAATACAAAGCTGTTGAAGGAGCAGCATTAGTAAGAGCAGGGGTAACCAGGTAATGCCTAGTATAAACGATAGAATTGGCTCTCAGAATGTAATTCGTGTTTTATCTAATGCAGCAGCACCTCCAACAAGATTAATTAATCTATCAGATGTTAATTCTGATTTACAAGCTAAGGATGGATTAATTTTAGTCTGGGATGTTTCTACAGAAACATTCTATATGACGGATCAGATTGATTCGTCTACACTCAACATAACTGGTATAGTAACTTTTAGCAATACTACTGATTCAAATTCACCAACTACAGGTGCATTAATTGTAACTGGTGGTGCTGGAGTTGGTAAAAATCTCAATGTCGGTGCGGGACTATCAGTTGTTGGATTCTCAACTTTTCAATCCAACGTTGATATTAATGCTGCTGTTGATATTTTAAATCAACTAGTAGCAAATTCAACTTTTAAATCTGTAGGTGTCACCACACTTGCCTCTTCTGGAGGTATAACAACAACTGGTGGAGATTTATACGTCAATAATGATACCTTTATCGGTAGAAATTTAAAAGTTCAAGGTACATCAGAATTTATAGGCAATGCTACTTTTAGAGGTGGCACTATTGGGATTGGAGATTCAACTTCTGATGATATTAATGTTACAGGTGAATTTGTATCAAACTTAGTACCGAATACTGATAATACATATGACCTTGGTATTACAACTCAGAGATGGAGAAATGCTAGATTCTCTGGGTTAGTAACAACAACCAATTTATACGTATCAAATACTTCAACATTTACTGGTGATATTGAAATCAATAGTGACGTTACGGTTACTGGATTTGTAAGTGTAACTGAAGGATTATATTATGATGCTAATGATTATGATGGACCAAATGGAATTGCATATTTTGACAATACTGGCAGATTAATTGGTGCTGCTAGTACAGAAAATGCTTTAACAGAAACTTACTTCGTATTGACAACAAATGCTGTTGGAATACCGACTTGGACATCTGTAATTGACGGAGGTGTATACTAATGGCAAAACCAACCACTAAACAAGAATTAGTAGATTACTGTTTAAGAAGACTGGGAGCACCAGTATTAGAAATTAATGTTGCTGATGAGCAAATTGACGATTTAGTTGATGATACTATTCAATATTTCAATGAAAGGCACTATGATGGTGTCGAAAGAATGTATTTGAAATATAAAATTAGTGAAGATGATATAAACAGAGGAAAAGCAACGGGCACTGATGGTGTTGGTATTGTAACTACATCTGGAACTTCCACAATAGTTGGAGCAGCAACAACTTTCAACTATTATGAAACATCAAATTACATTCAAATACCAGACTCTGTAATTGGTATTGAAAAAATATTCAGATTTGATACTAGCTCTATTTCAGGTGGAATGTTTAGTATTAAATATCAGTTGTTTTTGAATGACTTATACTATTTCAATTCAGTCGAGTTACTTCAGTATGCAATGACTAAATCATATCTGGAAGATATTGATTTTCTTCTGACAACTGATAAACAGGTAAGATTTAACAAACGTCAAAATAGATTATATCTTGATATTGATTGGAAAGCACAAACAAAAGATACTTTCTTGGTTTTAGATTGCTACAGAGCACTTGACCCAGAAGATTTTTCAAAAATATATAATGATAGTTTCGTAAAACTCTATTTGACAGCACTTATCAAAAGGCAATGGGGTCAAAATTTAATTAAATTCCAAGGTGTCAAACTTCCTGGTGGAATAGAATTAAATGGTAGACAATTGTATGAAGATGGTGAAAGAGAATTGCAAGAAATCAAACAAAAAATGTCTATGGAATACGAACTTCCACCATACGACTTCATTGGATAATTATGGCACTAAATCCCTTCTTTCTTCAAGGATCTACGAATGAGCAATTTCTTGTTCAAGATTTAATTAATGAGCAATTAAAAATTTATGGTGTTGAAGTATACTATCTTCCCCGTAAAATATTTTCTAAAGATAATGTTATAGAAGAAATACAGTCATCAAAATTTGATGATTCATTTTTAATAGAAGCTTATATAAACAACTACGATGGATATAATCCTGGTGTAGATATAATGAGTAAGTTTGGTCTAAAATTAAAAAATGAAGTAAGTTTAACTATTTCAAGAGAAAGATTTGAAGAATTTATTACTCCATTCTTAGAAGGGATGGTTTCTGGTATTAGGGAAGGTGTTAATACTGAATATGATATGTCAGATTTGGTTGAGAGACCAAAAGAAGGAGATTTAATATATTTTCCACTTGGGGAAAGATTATTTGAAATCAAAAGAGTAGAATTTGAAAAACCATTTTATCAACTTGGAAGAAATTATATTTACGAACTAGAGTGTGAGCTCTATGAGTATGAAAATGAGCAGATTGATACTTCTATAGAAGAAGTCGATAATGTCATAGAAGATGAAGGTTTTATTACAACTATTACTTTAGTGAGATCATCGACTCAAGCAACTGCAACAGCAATTGTTGGAAATGAAGGAATGATAGGTCAAATTGTATTAACCGATGATGGATCTGGTTATACATCTAGACCTACTGTAACTATATCTGACCCAGTATTTGGCACTACAGCGACTGCTGTCGCAATTACAACTTCTATTGGTGGTGTACAATCCATAGATTATATTGCCATAACAAGTCCAGGGTCTGGATATGATTCTTCAAATCCACCAACTGTTACGTTTACTGGCGGTGGAGGAGTTGGGGCAGCTGCTACAGTTGTTATTGTTGATAATGGAATTTCTGCACTAAGCATAACAAATCCTGGAAGTGGATACTATTCAATTCCAACCGTTACGATTGGTGGACCTTCTATTGGAGAAACAGCAACAGCAGTCGCAGTTATTTCTGAGGGGAAACTCAATACACTAAGATTCACAAATACTGGTTATGGATATACTGAAGCACCATCGGTAACAATAGAATCAGTAGACCCAACAGGAATTGGCACCTTTAGATACAATGAAACTGTTATTGGTCAAACTTCTGGAACTGAGGCAATTGTAAGAGACTTTAGAACTTACGCATCAACTACTCCAGGAATACCTGCTAGCACTAAATTGAGAGTATCTATAAATAATGGATCATTCTATCCCGGTGAAGTTGTTGTAGGTACAATTTCTTCAGCAAGATATGTTGTAGAATCTTACGATTCCAATTCATATGAAGATCCTTATGATTCTAATGAAGAAATAGAACTTGGAGCAATTGATATAATAGATTTTACAGAGACTAATCCATTTGGAGAATATTAATGTTAGGTACTTACTTTTATCACGAAATTATAAGAAAGACTATTATTGGGTTTGGAACTTTATTTAATGAAATTTATATCAAACATGATGATAAACAAGGAAACGTTCTTGAAGAAATAAAAGTTGGGTTATCATACGGTCCAAAACAAAAGTATCTTGCAAAAATAGAAGAGCAAGCAAGATTAAACAAACCCATTGCAATGACTCTTCCCCGAATGGCATTTGAAATGGTTTCATTAGAATATGATGCAACCAGAAAAACCGGTATAACTCAAACATTCAAGGCATGTGATGAAACTGGAAATATTAAGAAAGTTTATATGCCAGTGCCATATAATATTGGTTTTGAGTTAAGTATCTTATCAAAGTTGAATGATGATGCTCTACAAATTGTTGAGCAGATACTTCCATTTTTCCAACCATCATTCAATATTACAATCAATCTCATTGATTCTATTGGTGAGAAAAGAGATATTCCAATTACTCTGAATAGTGTAGATTTTCAGGATGATTATGAGGGTGATTTCTCTGCTAGAAGATCATTGATATATACATTAAGATTTACAGCAAAAACTTATCTCTTCGGTCCTGTTGCTGATAATCCAGAAGGTCTTATTCGTAAGGTTATTGTTGATAATTATCTTGATACAAATACCCAGACTGCGAAGAGGGAGATGAGATACACCGCAGTTCCAGACCCAATTGACGCAAATCCTGGAGATCCATTTGATATTGACGAAGACTGGACATACCTTGGGGACTCCAAATCATACAGTCCAACTTTACAAACTGATATTTGATTCTTATGTCTGAATTTAATTCTATTGATGAAGCTCTGAATGTTGAGAGCAGCATTGTTGAGGTTGATGATGCTCCTAAGAGTATCAAAAAACGTGAAGAGAAGACTGATATCTCAAAAGACTATGAATATACAAGAGCAAACTTGTATTCACTGATTGAAAAAGGTCAGGAAGCAATCAATGGAATTATGGAATTGGCAGGTGAGGGTGGAAGTCCTAGAGCATATGAAGTTGCAGGTCAGTTAATTAAGAGTGTTGCTGATACTACTGATAAGTTAATTGACTTGCAGAAGAAACTGAAAGATGTGGAGGAAGAAACGGATAAGAAAGGTCCAAACACTGTTACTAACAATGCAGTTTTTGTTGGGTCAACAACAGAACTTCAAAAACTACTCAAGCAAGGTTTTCTAAATAATAAAGAATAGTTTATAATTGCTGCCAAACATGGCTAAGGAAAAAGACCATGAAGTGTCAATGGCAAAGACACAGGTCAAGAAATCTATTGATAATCTTCAAAAGGTAGCAAGAGTTCTTGCAAAGAAATCTGATGCTGATAATCTCCCTGCATGGGTGCAGGCAAAGATAACTGATACTGCACATGATACTGATGCAACTGCGTCTTATATGACTGGTGGTGATGATGATGTTTCTGAGCAAATTGATGCACGTAAGTATTTTAAAGTAGTCAAGGGCAAAAAAGTTCCTTTGAACCCAAACGAACTTTTACAACGTATGGTGCCAGAACCAGTTATTATTCCAAAATCAGAATTACAACAAGCACACTTTGAACTAGAAGGTGAATTGCTTGATGAAAAGAAAAAAGGTGGCACTCTTCATAACTGGTTTAAGAAATCAAAATCAAAAGACGGTAAGCCTGGTTGGGTGCAATCAGATGGGTCACCTTGTGCAAACGAACCTGGTGAAACCAAAACACCC